ATAATATTTATTATATGATTTCTTATGATTTCTGTATAACTATTTTATATGCATATGGTAGTTATGAAGCATATGAAGCATACATGTCGCATATAACAAACATACCTGCTAAAAATACCGTGTAATTATATATTTTATGATTTATAACATTATTGTCATTACTTGATTTGCTGAAAACCGCCAATCCTAAGGAACCGATAGTAAGTAACAAAATCACGGAGATAGGAAGATGTACACTACGTTTATACTGAAGGTAAAAAATATGTAAAATACCCACCATTCGTACTGCCATAAAAAATTCTTTTAAATCGAACATTTTTGTTTTATATATATTGGTAAAATAATAACAAAATAGTTATTATTATTATTATTATTATTATTATTATTTTATTATTATTTTATAGTATATATATGTCTACTAAAAACATACTAGGCATAGAAAAAGGTATTGAACGTTCTATTTCTCCAAAACGTGATGCAGTATTAATGTCTAGAGCACATTTATTACAACCACCACAGCAACCCGAAGTAAAGCCTGAAGATACCGTACCTATGAATCTGGATATCACAAAATTATTAATAAGAAAACAAGAAAAAAAACGTCTTGAAAAAAAACGAATAAAACAAAAAGAACGAAAAGAACAAAAAGAACAAGGAGGTGTAGCAAGAATAGCTAAGAAACATGGTTCCCCATTATCTTCTTCTTCTTCTTCTGTTTCTTCAATATCATCGGTTTCAATATCACCAAATGACATAATAGCTTTTGAAGAAGAACAAAGACGAGAAGCAACTCGTGATCATCAAGGTTCGCCTAAATCTGTTTCTCCAAGTTTGTCTCCTTTAGGAAGAAGAGCCAGTATTGAAGAGGCTGCAGAAGCTAGAAGAAAATCGTCATCTAGTGCATCTGCATCTTCATCTTCATCTTCAAGCTCACCAAGATTTGAAAAATTTGATTCTTGGTCTATGTCACCTACGTCACCTAAAGGTAAGGGAAGACAAGGTGGCGGCTCGCGTAGAAGAAGAAGAACCGCTCACAAAAAGCATAAAACACATCATAAATCTAAACGCGTTCATCATACTCGCAGAAAACATACACGTAGGCATCGCCATCGCCATCGCTGATAATACTCTATATTCATCAATTCATCTAAAAAATATATTAAATATTTTGCCTAATATTAAGCAGAATATTTAGAAATAGAAATAGTAATATCGGCATCGATATATTAAGGCACTTTATATTTTATATTTTATATAATAATAATAATATAGTTATAATATATAAATCAAAATAAAATGACTTGTGGAGCACCTAGTTTAATAGAATCAGCTGGTCAATCAGGTGGAGGTTCAAGGCGTAGAAAGCACGGTTCTAAACGCCGTCGTTCTAGAGCTTCGCGTAAAACTCGTAGACACGGCAGAAGACGCGCGTGTCACTGCCCCGGTGGTTGCACACGTTCAACCTGCCCTTGTTACAAGGGCAAAAAACACTGCTGCACTAAAAGATGCCACAGTCGTGGGTGCCGTTGTTAAATGTGTGTTACATCATTAGACGCATATTATATACACACTATATAGACACACTATATACACACAATACACATTTTATAATTACCACTGCGATTTGGTTATTATAAAAAATTGATAAACATAATAAACACTAAATAAGACATACAAATAAACTAACAAGTTAAAAACATAGCTCCTGATTTAAAATGTCAATGCCTGCTACAGAAATTAATACTAACCCTGCTCCCAATTACGATACTTCATTTCGTCTATTTGATTTTAATATATTCGACGAAAAACGCGATAACAATGATGATGTCGACGGCGAAGGTGGCGACAACAACGGTAACCACGATGACGATGATAATGTCTCCGCTGCAAAGAAATATAAAAAGGATGAAAAGTTCACAACGATTCAAATGTTCGGTATAAACGAGAAAGGTGAAACCTGTACTATATTTGTTCGTGATTATCAACCATTCTTCTATGTCAAGGTAGGCGACGAATGGTCGATTCCTCAAAAATCGGCATTTATTTCTCATTTGAAAAACAAGGTCGGAAAATTTTATCAAGACTCTATTCTAGACGTCGAATCAAAACTCATAAGGCGTAAGAAATTATACGGATTTGATGGCGGGAAAGAGCACAAGTTTATTCTTATTAAATTTAAAAACGTGGCGACAATGAACAAGGTCAAAAATATGTGGTTTAAATTTGGTAAAGACGGGAAGCAGGTACTCAGCCGCGACGGTTATATATATTTCAATACGAAAACGGAAATCTACGAATCAAATATTCCGCCGATTTTGCGTTTCTTCCACGTTCACGATATCAGTCCATCAGGGTGGATAGGGTTTCAGTCAAAACGTGCAAAACAAATTCACGGTGGCGTCGGCATACAAACGACAACTTGTAAATATGAATATGAGTTAGCCTCACGCGATATTGTACCTCTCAATGCTAAGGAGACTGTTGTACCGTATAAAATATGTAGTTTTGATATTGAGGCGAGTAGTAGTCACGGCGATTTCCCGATTCCGATTAAAACATATAAAAAACTTGCTACAAATATTGTAGATGTTTGTGATGCCATATGTCGACGCGCAGGGGCTACCGCCGGTGCTGAAGCAATGGAGCATATTACTCCCGCACTTATGAAGCAAATCGTATATACTGCCTTTGGGTACAGTGGCGAAAACCAACACCCTGATGTCGACCGCATCTATACGAAGATTAAGGTTTCAGAGCAGCGACTTGCCGCATTATTTGATGTATGGATATCATATCATATTCCAGATATTAAAATCAATGATGCTTTGAAGGATATTAACACGATTGAGAAAATGTTCGAAAAAATATCGGAGAGCAATAACGTGAATGCCTGCGAAGACGACGGGGACGATGATGTTGAAGATGACGCTTATGAAGGAGGCGATATTGTAGAAGAAGAATATGTAGATATTGAAGAGATTGATGCTGACCGCGATGGCGACGACCACAACCACAATAACGATAACGATAAAAAGGCAAATGACTTACTTATGGCATATGCAGGCGCTAAACCAAAAGCCTCTGTCGCAACAAAGAAATCAAAAAAAGCAAAAGATTCTGAAATCATAGTCGAACCACCAAAAGAGACAGTCATACATCTACTCACGTCCCCCGCAGATAAAACAGACCGCGAAACAAAAATAAATAAGCTGAATATATCTCTACAGGAAATATTCCCGCAAGTAGAAGGTGACAAGGTTACATTTATTGGCTCGACATTCCTCACATATGGCGAGAAACGCCCCTATCTCAACCACTGTATCGTTCTCGACACGTGCGATACACTGAAGGATGAGGTGGCGAATTCGGAGATAGAGACATATAAAACGGAGCGTGAAGTATTGCTTGCGTGGACGCGCCTAATTCAGCGCGAGAATCCCGATATTATAATCGGCTACAATATTTGCGGATTTGATTATGAGTTTATGTTTCGCCGTTCGCTTGAAAATTCGTGCGAGAATGAATTCCTCCGACTATCACGCAATAAGGGCGAGTTTTGCGGGACGCGTGACTATACTACAGGAAAGGTATGCATTAAAGAAAGCAGTATTGTAATTGCGAGCGGGCAACACGACCTGCACTATATCGATATGACGGGGCGTCTTCAAATAGATTTGTATAATTATTTCCGCCGCGATTTCAATCTGACGTCGTATAAATTGGACTATTGTGCCGGATATTTTATAGGCGATGGTGTGAAAAAGCTGGAACATCTTCCGACCGGGAATACGAAAATCAGCAGCTCGAATTTGATGGGTCTTGAGAATGGGAATTATATTAATTTCGAAGAGTCGAGTCATTCGACGGATACATATAAGGACGGCGCGAAATTCAAGGTTTTAAATGTGGACCTTGTCAATAAAACATTTGAGATTGAGGGACACGAGCAACCTGATATGAAAAAATCTGTGCGATGGGGTCTAGCCAAGGATGATGTCACGCCGCAAGATATTTTCAAAATGACAAATGAGGGCCCAGCGGAGCGCGCAATTATTGCGAAATACTGTATTCAGGATTGTAACTTGGTGCATCATCTTATGAACAAAATCGATGTGATGACGGGATATATTGAGATGGCGAAAATATGTAGTGTGCCGATTAGTTTCCTTGTTTTGCGTGGACAGAGTATTAAGCTGACCAGTTTTATTGCGAAGAAATGCCGCGAGAAGCGTACGCTTATGCCCGTTATTGAGCGTTCATTCGGAAATGAGAGTTATGAAGGCGCTATTTGTCTCCCGCCGAAATGTAATTTGTATCTCGACAATCCCGTCGCCTGTCTCGATTATTCGTCACTATATCCCTCCTCAATGATTAGCGAGAATTTGTCACACGACAGCAAAGTATGGACAAGGGAATTTGATTTGGTAGGGCAATTGGTTCGTGAAACTGGTGTGAAAGATCCGTCGGGGAATTATATCTATGATAATATGCCCGGGTATGAATATGTGGATGTAACGTATGATACGTATAAGTGGGTACCGAATCAACGTGGGCGTGCAATCAAGACGCGAAACGGTACAAAGATTTGCCGATTTGCTCAACCCAAAGACGGAATCAAGGCAATTATGCCGACAGTGCTGGAGGAACTGCTTGCAGCACGTAAAGCAACGCGTAAAATGGCCGAAGCAACGGAAGACCCCTTTATGGCGAACATTTTAGATAAACGACAGCTTGGTTATAAAGTAACAGCGAATTCACTTTATGGACAGTGTGGTGCAAAAACGAGCACATTTTATGACGTTGATATAGCGGCATCTACGACGGCGACAGGGAGGAAGTTGCTGACATATGGAAAACGGATTGTAGAGGAAGTATATGGGGACGCTAAAGTGGAGTCGAAGAAATTCGGATTTGTAAATACAAAAGCTGAGTACATATATGGTGACAGTGTTGCGAATTATACTCCGATATATATTAGAGCTAATGGGGGCCAAATGAATATCATAAAGATAGATGAGTTAGCGAAATTATATGGTGACGATAATGGTTGGGTTTATAGCAAAGAGGAAGGAAAGGAAGGAAAAGAATATTGTGAGATGAATTCTACGATAAATGTTGAAACATGGTCAGATAAAGGATGGACAAAACTTAATCGTATTATTCGTCATAGATTGGCGCCTCATAAAAAAATGATTAGAGTATTAACACATACAGGGCTCGTTGACGTGACAGATGATCATTCACTTGTGGATATAAATGGTAAAGAAATATCTCCAAAAGATGTTGTTAAAGATAAAACAGAGTTGTTGCATTTTGAACACGATATATGTAAACATCCTGATAATGTTAGAATAAATATAGGTGCTAAGATTGTTGTACCATTATCGCAATATAATGCTGCACTTAAATGGGATGAACTTAGTAAATTTCACGGACATACACTTTCATTGGATTATAATATCGAAGATAAATCATCAAATTATGTAATAAAGGTGTCGAAGAGTCCAATTACGAATATAAATAATAATCTTGTAAAAAAAATACACGAGATTTCCTATCCTTCGGAAGAATTTGTATATGACCTTACGACTGAAAATCACCACTTTGCTGCTGGTATTGGCAATATGATAGTTCATAACACGGATTCTGTATTCTTCACATTTAATCTTGCTACATCAGACGGAATACCGATTCGCGGAAAGGATGCACTAGAAATTACGATCGAGTTTGCGAAAGAGGTCGGACACCTTGCTACGAAATTTCTGAAGTCGCCACACGCGTGGGTATATGAAAAGACGCTTATGCCGTTTTGCCTACTATCGAAGAAGCGATATATTGGAATGTTATATGAAGACAAGCCGGAAAAACCAAAACGCAAAAGTATGGGTATCGTATTGAAGCGGCGAGATAATGCACCGATTGTGAAGGATATATATGGAGGTGTAATCGATATTTTGATGAAGGAACAAAATGTCGAGACGGCAATTACATTTCTCAAAACATCATTACAAAATTTGGTAGATGAGAAGGTACCGATGGATAAACTTATCATCACAAAATCACTGAGAAGTGGATATAAAAACCCGGCACAAATCGCGCATAAAGTATTGGCGGACCGTATGGGCAAGCGTGATCCAGGAAACAAGCCAAGTATAGGAGATAGAATTCCGTTTGTATATATCCAGAATCCGGATAAGAAGGCGCTACAAGGTGAACGAATCGAACACCCAGACTATATAGTGGCGAATAAAATAAAACCGAATTATGCTTTCTATATTACGAATCAGATTATGAAACCGATACAGCAAGTGTTTGCGCTGGTATTGGAGAATATTCCGAGTTATAAGAGACAGGTGCCGGCATTGAAGCGGTCTATGGAAGCGTGGACGGATAAACTGATAGATGGCGAGGATGAGGAGAAAGTGAAGAAGAAGATAACAGACTTGCGTAATAAGGAGGTGAAGAAAATATTATTTGACGAATATTTGATAGAGATAGATAATTCAACGAAAGGGAATCAGAATATAATGAGCTTCTTCAAGAAGACGTAATAATAATGTAATACTTATTGTAAATAATATATATTTTTTATAGTAATATATTATGTAATTTTATAGTAATATAATATTTTTATAGTAATATAATATATATTTTATATTACTGTATTTTATTACATTTAAATGAAATTAAAAGTGATATATAAATCATTAATTATAATTTTTATAGTTGTTATAGTTTTTATCTTGATATTGATGTCAAGATTAAATAGATATATATCAAATTATTTATTGGACATTAATCGTTTTAATAGTAGAACAAAATATAAAAATATTCCCAAAATAAAAAATACGACACCGATATATGTATTTATACATTTATGTAACTATGGGGATAATTGGAAAACTATAATTTCTGGTCAGATAACACAAATATTAAATTCAGGTTTATATGATAAATGTGAAAAGATTTTTTATGGCTGTAGTTGTGATAATTGTGAAGAAGAATTGAAAATATTTTTAAAGAATTATAAAAAATTAATTAAATTGCCGTCACAACCTAATTATGTTCACGAAAATATGACTGTTAATTGCTTATTAGAGTTTAGTAAGCAACAAAATGAAAATGTTCATATTCTTTATTTACATAGTAAAGGTGTTACCGGACGGTCAGTTCAACATAATTATTGGAGAGATTATATGATGAATTATAATGTTAAGGAGTGGGAAATATGTGTTAATTTATTAAATAATAACTATAATACAGTTGGCGTAAATTATACTATTCAACCACATTACGGTGGTAATTTTTGGTGGGGTCGTAGTGACTATATTAAAAAATTGGATTATATTGATGAAAGTAATTTAAAAAACAACAGATATTGTGCAGAAGATAAAATATTAGATAAAAAAGAAAAAAATAAACATATAAATTTGAGCAATGAGTTTTGGTTTTCACGATATGGAATATTAGGTTTATATTCTCCTATTGATTATGATCATTCTTTAGATTACGCTGAGCATAAATATTATCACGAAAATCCAGGTGAACTTGACGTATATATTTTTTAAAAAAATTGTAAATATAGTAAATATATTGTAAAATATTAGTTTATTACATTACAATAACCGTGTGAATTCAACTCTATATTATTATTTGGTTCTAAAACATATTTGGTACTATTTTTTATTGTGTGCCAATAATATTCAAAAACGATCTTACCCAATACAAATAATGGAATATACATATAATTATTACTAAAAATAAACAAATAAATAAAATATTCTTTTATAAAATCAAAAAATAAAATAAGCCATACACTATTTTTAGTAAGACTAAACAATATTACGCCGATTATTCTATACAAAATTAAAAAAAGTAAAATATTGTCTACTTTAAAGCATATTGCCAAAAATATATATGCCAATAAATATGAAAATGAATCGCATATTTTGTCTGATTTTTGATAATTGAATAATCCGGTACAGCTAAGATGGGTTGTATTATTACTTTTATTTATGAATAATGTTATAAACCTAGCATCTACAGAATCTAATACCATCAATACTAGTGGTAATATCAAGTAAATATATTTTTTAATATATTTATTTTTACAGCATATAATTAATATATAAAATACAAGTAATGTTGTCATATATCTAGTTAACTCTCCTTTATCAGTTAAGTCTTTACAAATTATTCTTTCATTATAAAAATCGTCGCATAAATCCATTGTATATATATTATATATTATATTATATATTATATTATATATTATACAACAATTTATAATTACAATTTAACATATCGCAGCGCGCTTGTATATAGTTTTTTTTCACCACGACTACTTGTTCCTACCTTAACGCCAGCTTTACGGTCTAAGCTAGCCAATGTGTCGTCTAATCTAAAAGCATAATCTTGTGGCCATTCTTTATCCTCCGGTTTTATCCATTGTCCATTATCGAATGTATGTTCTAAAAAGACTTCAGGAAGGTAAAAAGCACTAGCGTGCAGACCGTGCCATCCTCTTATGAATTTATCCGGCGCCGTACGTACGTCTCTATATAAATACGTGATTGTACAATATTTTATGGGGACGTTCGACGCTGTACTCGGTCCTCCAGTAAGCCGGCTCATAGAACGTCCTTTGCTCACGACATCGGCGATAAGTTCATCTTCTTCTTTCTTCGTCCATTTTTTGCCACCACCACCACCGCCACCACCACCACCTCCCGTATCAAACCATTTCCCCAAACATTCACGAGCCGTCATATTCGTATCATAACACGTAACGAACATTCCATCGGGACGTTTACCGTCACCACCGTCACCAACACTACTACCCACGATATGCTCCTGGCGTAATAGGAAAGACAAATACCCGACACCTTTCGCACCAGGACTGCGCGTACGCCCTACCCATTGAAGCACTGGTCGCGCCGTCGACGGTAAAAAAGAATACAGTCGCATAAATGTATCGCGGTGGTCAACGACATCGGTGCATTTCGGGGGAGGGCTGGCGTTATGTATTATGGCATTCGCAGCACAATTCTCCGCCTCATATGCCGTTTGTAAATCTAAAAAGTGCGAAAAATCCGCCGATACGATTATAAGCGAATTGCGGTATTCATTGCGCGTCAATCTTGGTAGCGTCGTTGTTACAATATTATACGGTACGAACTCTATATTGCGCGTATTTATTTTCCATACTTTTTCGAATACTGTTAAACAGGATTTATATGGCACCTCATACTCGTGTGCTGTCTCGTGCGATTCGCTCGATTTTGCAGGATAAAATAGTATATATACTTTTGAAAATCGTTTTGTCGGTTTAAACCGCATCGTATGCGCGATAATTTGTCCTGTATATTCAGTGCCTGCGTGTGGGAGGACATAACCGTTTAAATCTGGTAACTCTATTATGCTTGAAGAAAAAGTAGTAAAATGTTTTAATATATTTCTTTCATCAAACCACATATTTTGTATTATTGGTATTATTGGTATTGATTGTATTATTGGTATTATTGGTATTATTGGTAATATATAATATGGATATAAAAATATATATAATCCTATCATTTATCCGTCATCGGTCTACGAATATTTGCCCATCTATTATCTATTATCTATTATCTCCTTAACATACACCGAATCGCATATGTTCCAAATACAATCCACATTGTTAGGATTACATTCGAACCTTCGATAATCAACCAACGCAAAGCGATACAATGCGGAGCAGATGACATAAACGGGGACAATAGTAATCCAGCAATAGTAAATGGCACACAATATGTTGGATATAGGTGTGCAGCTACATAATGTAACAAAACCCACATAATATAGTATCCTAGAATTGAATATAACATTTTAATTATGAATACGGTAATATCAAACATTCCTTTCAATGAACGACCGTACCACGAATCCCATTTCCAATTCAATCCTAAATCTATATCCCAGGTAAAACCGAAATCATCGTCATTGCGTGGATACATAAAGAATGAGCTTTTGGGCATCGTATCGTTATTCAAGATTGAGACCTTTATTTGACTTTTTGCTTTAATTGAAATATATTCATTAATATAATTCAATTTTTTGATATATTTATTGTTAGTCTAAATCCATCGGGTCATTATCATTATTATCATCGTTGTCGTTTTCGTGGTCGTGGTTGTTGTTGTTGTTGTTGTTGTTGTTGTTGTTGTTGTTACTGGATTGAGCTCTATTTGATAAACCGGACGCCATAGAATTTGAAAATAGTTGAGATAATTGAGGAATAATATATGATGCACTTAACTCATTTAAATTATTTAAATGTGAATTGTATGTACCAGAATGTCCAGGCATATCAAAAGAAAACATAATTGAATCATCGTTTACATTATCTATAGATAGATTTGATAACTGATTAAAAAGATTGTATACATTGGTGTTAGCGCCATTTGCACCAGTTGCGCCATTTGCACCATTATTCAAGTTTTCTGTAGCAGTATTTCCTGTGGTTGCTGACGCGGGTACATTTGTTGTATTATTAAAACCGTTTAACAGATTATCTCTAATATTATTAAATAAATTTGTCATATCTATATTGTTATTTGGTGGTTGTGCTATATTTTCGCTGCCAGATACTCTACCTGCGCCTGTATCTGCGCCTGTTGCTGATTCTACAACTGAAATACGACATAAAGGACACGTAGAATGTGTTTCAAGCCACGCCATCATACGAAACGGAACAAAACAATGTCTACACCGTTTCAATCTCAAAACAACAGAATTACTAGTAAAGGGAGATATCGAAATAGGACATTCAGTATTTAATATTTCATTTCTAGGTATAGAATCATAATTTATAATTTCTGTATTTTCTTCTACTTGTTGAATACTTAAACCTCTATTTTGTAGCGAACCTCTTGTTCCAATATTATTCGGGTCTATAATTACAGTTCTGGGAATTACAGAATATAAAATACTTTCCATATCAAATAATGTACGACGATTTGTTTGCCCTTGCCTTTGCTGTTGACTATTAATATTCGCATTATTTGATGAATTATGCATTTCTCCCGTTTCACCCGTTTCACCCGTTTCACCATCTTCTTCATCCCATCTACGTTCTACATCATCCTCGTTTATAGGAACGTGAGAGTTACGTGATTCTCGAGAACCCCGAGATTCAGGAGAATTAGAAATATTATCACCATTTTCATATATTGATGCTTCTAAAGTCGCACGATTATTCCTTATCCTCCTCGTATATGATTGTACTCTTCTTTCTCTTTGTGATTCTAATAAATCTGAAAAACCTTCTTCCATACGCGAATACATATCCTGTGTCCTAGATACAAATGTACTAAAATTAGTCATCATTGATAAATATCCATATTCGAAATCCATATTAAAAGGATTATCAAAAGACGAATTACGCGAACTATATCCTCTTGCAGGATTGTCGTGTGTAATATGATTTATATTATTTGTACTATTTCTACTATTTGTACTATTTGTACTTCTTGTGTTATTATTCATTTAATACTACCTTGTAATATGTGAATACAACAATTACACTACAAATATAATTATATATATTAAATATGTTTAAATATTAAATACTATTAATTAATAACCATAGTAAAGAACACATAACCCTATTTATAATAAATAAAATACCAATGACAGAATCGCAAAAAAGAAGCGAAGATTTAACTAGATTTGAAAAATATAGCGGAAAAGGTATAACGGGTCTAGCCAATCTTGGCAATACTTGTTTTGCAAATGCCTGTTTACAATGTATTTCACATACATATGAATTAAATGATTTTCTATCAAAAGGAGACGCTGATTATAAAAAACATTTAAGCAATAAACCTGAATCAGTTTTATTGGTCGAATGGGATGACCTACGAAAATTAATGTGGAGTCAAAATTGCGTTATTTCTCCAGGCCGTTTCATTAACACGGTTCAGCGTATTGCAAAAATTACAAATCGCGATTTATTCACTGGATGGTCACAAAATGACCTTCCCGAATTTCTTCTTTTCTTGTTTGACTCATTTCATAATGCTTTAACGCGTGAAGTAATTATGGATATTAAAGGAAATATTAAAACAAAAAAGGACGAAATGGGGAAAGCTTGTTATGAAATGATGAAAACGCAATATACAAAAGATTACTCTGAATTTTTAAACATATTCTTTGGAATCCACGTATCTGTTTTGACACCTATTCCAGTTGAGATACCTTCTCAACCACCTCGGGTAAATTCAGAGGATTCAAAATATCTAAGCATACGACCTGAACCATATATGTTAATACACCTTCCTGTCCCTTCTAAAGAAGATTTACATATCGAAAATACAGATAAAAATGTTACATTATTTGACTGTTTTGATAAACACTGCGAACGAGAATCTTTAGAAGGAGAAAATGCTTGGTTCAATGAAACTGAAAATAAAAAACAAAATGTATATAAACGCCTATTATTTTGGAGTCTTCCGAATATTATGATTATAGATATTAAGCGATTTATTACATCTTATTCAACTGGGCGAACAAAAAAGAACCAACAGTTTATAGATATTCCCATAAATAATGTGGATTTTTCAAAATATGTGGAGGGATATGCCAAAGAGACATTTATCTACGATTTATATGCAATTTGTAATCATCACGGACAAATCGAAGGCGGACATTATAGTGCAACAATAAAAAATTCAAATGGTAAATGGTATAATTTTAATGATACCCAAGTAAAGGAGATTTTAATAAATGATAATATAATTAGTGGAAATACACCATATTGTCTTTTTTATAGGAAAAAAAAATTTAATTGAATTATATATATATATATAGTAAATATAGAATAAATGAGTATAAGTTATAATTCATTATCGGGAATACAAGGAGACCCGTTATCATATATAAGTGAATTAGCTACTTCTGGTAAAAAAGGACTGGATTCTTCGTCTGTTTCTACCCGTATTATTATTTTGCTTGCCTTTATTGTTATAATGGTTTTATATTATGTGTTGTTTTCATCTTTAGGAAATAATGGCGCAGGCGGTGGTGGAGGCGGAGAGTCAGGTTCAAGTTTAGAATCAGGTGGTAAACGAACACTTGAAATTATATTATGGAGTATTTTCGTTATTCTATTAGTTATAAATGGTTTCCAGTATTTTTTTAATGTAAACGTGACTGCATCAATTCAAGATATTTTCACTGACCAACCTAAAGTTGATGTTACTGTTCAAGAACCACCCGAAGAAAATGTCGTTCCGGAATTGAAAATAGAAAAAGAAGTTTACAATATTCCTGATAATAGATTTTCATACGATGATGCAAAAGCAATTTGTCAAGCATATGGCGCTGATTTAGCTACATATAATCAAATTGAAGAAACATATAATAAAGGAGGCGAGTGGTGCAACTATGGGTGGTCTGATGACCAAATGATATTGTTCCCTACGCAGCAAAAAACGTGGGACAAATTACAAACCATAGAAGGTCACAAAAATGATTGCGGACGACCAGGAATTAATGGAGGTGCTATTAGTAATCCCGATGCAAAATTTGGTGTTAATTGTTATGGATATAAACCGATTATCACTGGTGCAGAACAGAATATTATGCAAAATACACCGATTTACCCAACAAGTATGAAAGATATTAAATTACAGAAGAAACTGGATTATTGGAAGAAACGTGTACCTGAAATATTGTTGTCACCATTTAATCATAATAGTTGGAGTATTATAGGATAAATATATGTTAAGTAAATATCAACATTACACATTTTTTATAATATTATAAAGTATAATATTATAAATAATTATTATATTATATGGTAGAAAAAGTATGGTTTAACAGAATAGTGTAAAATTACTCAGCGAATCTAACCTTTTTAGTTTTCTTATTTTGTTTCTTTATTTTATCATTATCTCCCGCTGCATACGCATCATCGTTTTTTCCAATCTTGATTTTATGGAGTACAGTGGTAGCAACTGCCCGAACTTTGCGCGTCTTCTTATCATATTTTCTGCGCGATTCTGGAGAAACGAGTTCTAGTAACTTATCATATAATGATTCGTCAACAACATCGTCATCGCTGTCATCATCTGCATCACGTGCTTTACCTTTTTTGTCTGCATTGCCCTGTTTCGAAACCTTATGATTAAAAACCTTATGCTTTGTTATGGGGTGACAATAGTATAACCCGGATGGAACTACTAAATCTTCCATAAGTTTCGCGGTTTTTATATCATATTCACTTGTTTTTCTTTCTTTATGTATATGCCCACCACCTCCGCCGCCTCCGCCGCCATATTGAACGTTCAGTGTTGAGTTAAGTAGAGCATTGCTTATTTTGTACCCACAACTCATAATTCCGTCAGATTTTCTATTAAAAACAAGGTCGCACGCTCTTAATGGTAACATACTTCCTTTTCCACCAACTTGGTCCATTATATGTGTTTGTATACTATTTCTATTTACCTATATTATGTATATAAATAATGTTAAATATATTTTATATTATTTAACGTTATTATATTATAAGGTCAAACTATAAGGTCAAACTATAAGGTCAAACTATAAGGTGAAATTAATTATAATACCTCTTTATTTCGGGGACAACCTTTTGCTCACGTTTATTTTTAATATACTCTAAAATCTGCTTTACTTGTTGTTGATTGGCGATTATCTCTCCTAAACATTTCTCTAAAAAACCCAAGGTAATAGGTGAGGTTTGTTTCGTTTCGCAAAATTTAAGTTTCCCATCAGAAATACTCATAAAATTATTATTCATATCATTTTCTTGCACATAATCCATTATCTTGTCTTCTAAATCATTTTTACGTGTACGAACATCTTTTGCCTTGTCATTTATCTTCTTCAACTCATTATCTAGTTCCACCCACATTTGGATAGACTTTTCTATATTGTTGGGATGCTGTGCTGACATTTGTATAGTACTATACGAAAATATGATTATTATATTATAATAAATAATATCTAAATCTTTTTTAGATATTATTTATTTCATATAACTAATAAAGTATAACGATATTAAACTATTATAGCAGCAAATTACCGTCTATGCTTCCTAGTATGAGAACTAGAACTGTGATGTTTTTTGCTATATCTTTTACCGTATGTTTGTTGAGCAGCCAGTAAACCAAGAGGAACAAGCGCCTCTTTCAATAGAGCACCAAATGTGGCAAACATACCTCCACTTTGGGCTCTTGGTGGTGGTCCGACTGGTGCTTTTACTGTACCGCCAGCTAAGTGTGGTGCTGGTGGTACTACTTTACCCATTCCACCAGGATGCGGCATAGCCATAGCCCCACCACGACGACGTCTTGTTACTACGCGTCGACGTCTACGAGAACCACCTCTCTGACCACCTGAATTACTATATCCCCCTGAACCACTATTTCCAACTCCTTTTAAAGCAATATTGTTATATGCTATAGCATTTGCCTGAGGAGTGCCATTTAACATATTCATAGGGCCTTTAAAAGCACTGGAAACAGCCGCTGCTGTTCCATTAGTAACAGAAGCAAGCCAATTACCTCCACCTGTTTCAGCACCAGGATATGCACCTGATTGTAAAGGAGAAGGTGAACCACCACCGCGGTGTCTGCGTCCGCGACCCTTATGTCTTTTATTGTGACTTTTTCTTGCCATTTTTTAGTATTATATTATCTCATTAGAAAAAATAAAAATCTCCCAATGAATATACCAAAATATACCTAATTAAATACTTTTACTTTTTATTAACATAAAAAATATGCCTAAAACCAAGAAGAAACTAATCACTACGAGTAATAGTGACAAATAAATATATGGATATATTTCTTCTAAAATCATGTTAATGATAGGTTTAAATAAATTTTTGAGCTCCTTTTTTACTTCATCCTTTTTAATAAATTCTAAACAATATTCCGATATTTTATCTTTCATATCTTTCATTTTTCGATATATTATTTTATAAAAATATTATTATTGCAAGATTATTGCGTGTTATTATTACCTATATTTTCTCTTTATGGATTAAATGGAATATAATTCATCGGCAAAAATCTGTACAACATATGATAATTATGAATTTAGTAAGATAGTTCTAACTGACCCTGAACTTTTACACGGTGGCTCATTTTTTACAAAGTTAAATGTTGACAACAGTATGTTCTATATACAAACACCTAAATGTCTATCTAAACAAGGAATAATACTTACAGCAGGTAAGAAATCATATATAGACCTTATGTTCTCTAACGAGCACTCTGAATTTATTGGTTTTATTGAAAATTTAGAAAAAGCGTGTATTGAAAAAATATATACGAAACGTAATTCCTGGTTTACAAACGATATCGACCAAAGTGATATTGAAAATGCTTTCACATCTGCATTAAGGTCATTTAAATCTGGTAAATATTACTTGTTACGTGCAAATATTGCTTCATCTAAAAATATGCTTAAAATGCCAACTTGTTTCGTATTTGATGAAAATGAAAAACAGTTAACATTAGAAGATATTAAACAAGAAGAAGACTTGATAACAGTTTTAGAAATTCAGGGCATTAAGTTTACATCCAAGAGTTTTCAATTTGAAATCGTAATGCGACAAGTTCTTATTTTATCAGACAAACCTGTTTTTCAAGAATGTGTCATTAAACGTAATCAAAATATGAGCATACAAAATAATACAAATCCTACATCTATTGTCGCTTCTTCAATGGTCTCGCAAAATTCAATTATACCGGATGAGTTGCAAAGCAATAATATTAATATAACAATATCAAGTGAGACAAAAGTAGAAGAACACGATAATGTTAAACCTGTTCCGGCTACACCTATTATGGTATCATTGGTCACAAAATGTTTAGACACAGACGTAGAAACAGATAAAGAAACAGATAAAGAAAAAGATAAAGAGGTAAAAATGATGGATGAAAAAGGAAATAGAAATGGGAATGAACAACTGGCAACACAATCGGACAATATAAACAAACAAGGAACTTTAGAGAAAGATAGCCTTAAACAAAAAATATCTGATTTTCCAGATATGATGGAATTAACAGATGCAGATTTAGAGATAAAAAATGATGAAAGTGTTAAAATAAAACCAGCAAACGATATTTATTATGAATTATATCGTGTAGCAAAAGAAAAAGCACGCACTGCGAGAAAATTGGCATTTGATGCTTATTTAGAAGTAAAAAAAATCAAAAAAACATATATGCTGGATGATTCAGACTCTGATTTTAGTAATTCATCTGAATCAGAAAAATCAGAAGATTCCGATGATTCTCAAGAATCAGAAGATGATTAATAAATAAACAATATTAATACATCATTAGAATAAAATAGAAAAATACAATATAAATTTTTATAATATATTTACTATATTTTACAAATTTAATTAATTTTATTTAATTACTTAAGGCAGTTATTTGTTATTTGTAATTTGTAATATGTATTTCGTTAATTGTTAATTAATATTAAAATTATAAAAATATTTTATCATTTATTTTATATAACGATGCTTCGAGAATTACAGAAAACTTTTAAGGCACATCACGTTCTTTTACTTTTAGGAGGAATTATTCTTATTTATGTGCTATATAACTATTCCTCAAACAAGAATTTCTCCCCCGAGAATTTAGTCCCCAAAAATAGACGAAGGGGTAGTGGTGCCCCCTCTCAATCAGGCAATGGTCAACAACTATCCGGCGCAAATGATGGAACATTTTATGTAGACTATGCCCCAGTAAATTCAAATGATAGTAACTTAGCCGGTCTCCCATCTAACTGCAATGGTCAGAATACAAATGCTCCATCCGACCTTCTCCCAAGTGATAATAATGGTAGTTGGGGTATGAAGCCTCAAGGTACTGGTGACTTTTTGGGTGTAAACTTTCTTAACTCAGGTTATTTGATTGGTCTAGACACTGTAGGCAACACTCTTAAAAACTCTAATCAGCAGCTCCGTTCTGAACCACCTAACCCTCAAGTTTTAGTTAGCCCTTGGAATAATACTACTATCGAGCCGGATCCTTTCCGTATGCCCCTCGAAATCGGTTGCGGTCTTAAGTAAAACTATATTTTAGTAGTTTATGTTTAGGCGAATAAAATAATAAAATAATATCAGAATAGAAATAATAATAAGTTAAATTGTATATATAACTTTTTAAAGTTAACTTATTATTTATTATTTATATAATATATACAACTCTTTCCTTACCATAATATACTATGGATATAAATATATATGGATATATACTATTTATACTAATTATTATAGTAACTGTAAAATATTATTTTGACTCCGATTTGGCAAATTTAAATTGTATAACTTCAAGTGTAGACGGAAATAAATACTGCGTACGTCAGCGTCTTCAACAAGAGATGGCAGCAGACTTGTTAGCAAATATTACCCAAAATATGAAGAATCTTGTAGCATACATGCAGAAAAATTACCCAACATACGAAAATGTTCAGCGTTTAGTAAAGAACTTTAATCCAAGAAAAATAATAGAAAATGATCCAGCAGATGAGCATACAGCATATAGCGAAAACAAGGGCGAAAAGATTGCATTCTGTTTAACAAAAAGTAAAACAGATGAAAAATTAATTGACAAAAATACCCTTACATTTGTAGCAATACACGAATTGTCACATACAATGACAGTATCAATCGGTCACAAAGAAGAATTTTGGAGCAATTTTAAATTTTTATTAGAAAATGCGGTAAGAGCACACATTTATACCGCAGTGGATTATGCCAAAAACCCAATGCAATATTGCGGAATATTAATAGACGAAAGCCCTCTTTATAAAAAATAATTTAGTATTATTATATGCGTTTTAGATATTACTGTATTTATTTTATAGTTATTTTATAGTTATTTTATATAATATAATAACTATAAATAACTATAAATGAAAACAAATAACTCTGAAAAAATATTATTAACTATTATGAAGATATACAATAATAAACTATTCATAACTATCGTTTTCGTATGTATTTTCATATTTGCGTTTTATAATATCATATCCCCTGTATATAATAATTCGCTCAATATTGAAGGTTTTAATAATGGTGATGATTCAAACACAGGTGGGAATATATTATACACCGGAAATGCTAGTAATTCAAGCCCTTTTGCTAATCTATACGATACATCCGAACTTGATTTTTCAAGTATATTTGATAAAAAATGTCTTTTAGGTTGTGTTAGTCCCACTTCTTCTGACGTTAATGATACTAATAATACTAATTGTAAGAAAAATAAAAAAATGCATAATTCTATTCTTAATAATACTATTCTTAAATCAAATAACAGACTATATACAAAATGCACCTGGAAATGCGACCCTAATATACTTGACAAGAATAAAGAATTAAAATCGGTTTATGCACAATATTTAAAAGATGGTTATCCTATATGCAAAAAAGAAGAAGAAAAAAGACATTGTTCAGGGTGTAAACCTGATGCCTATTTTTAATATTTTTAATCTTTTAATCAATTCTATATTATCATCTGTCGCAATCGCAGGATTTATATTCAACATAACATTCTCAGTTTTTATTTCATTTGTATTCAACCTTTTTAAAACAAGATAGTAAACATTCACATCGCTTATACCGTCATCATCTTCGCATTTACATACTTTTGCATCTATTGAGTTAAGGCAATATAGATTCATATTTTCTATTAATGGAAAAAATGTATCACACTTATACTCCTTGTCAATATATGTAATATAAAATTCATCTATAATAATTTTTGTATTTACATTTGTATTCATATTAATAATATTTTCATACACTTTTGCCCCTCCTATTATCCATATATCATTATATTTTTTACTACCCGAATTTATCATAATCTCCCGTTCATTGCATTTAACGTGTTCTTCGTCTCTACATAATTCCGACGTAATCAACCCATCCTTCAACGTATTATCTCTCCTCGATGAGCAAAAACGTATAGCGCGTGAGATTGATGAAAAATGTATATTAATATCATAATCACATTCTTTATCATCTAGTATTCCTTTACTCTCAGGAATAGTTGTAGACATAATAATACTATCTCTATAAGGGAGCGGCTTTGGATATTTTGGTAATGATAACCAAGTATTCTTTCCCATTATTATTACATTTTTTTGAATATTTAGATCATCTTTACATATTTTAGCAGCGGATTTACCTGTGCTTATGTATTTTTTAGTATCTACCATATATTTACCATAGTCACCAGATGTAAGTTTCGAAAAATATTTTAAATCATCTGATATCTTCCACGGAATTTTATTATTTATACCAATACCACCCCCCTTGCATATAGCTACTATCAGTTTAACCTTGTATTCATTATCATTATCAGTATCAGTATCTTTATCATTCATTTCGACAGGATAATTAGTATATATAAAACAATATTTATATTTATATTTAAATGAGATATATTAT